TGACAACAAAACCATGACGCTTGACTCTTACGCGTCAGTGCAAATCCCTTGGACTGGTGAAGATATTAAGCACGTTAATAACGGTGCTGGATACGAAACCATTTATGGCGACCAAATCGCACAAGCAATTCGCGCATTGTGCAACAAAATCGAACAAGACTTGTTTGCAGCAGCTTACAAAGGCGCATCACGCGCTGTAGGTTCAGCAGGCACAACACCATTTGCGTCTGACTTTGATACTATTGCGCAAGTGCGCCAAATCTTAGTGGATAACGGCTGCCCAACTGATAACCAAATCACCTTGGTTATGAACACAGCGGCTGGCGTTAAATTGCGCAACCTTGCGGCACTTCAACAAGTTAACACCTCTGGCAATCAAGCGTTACTTCGTCAAGGTACTTTGCTTGATTTGCAAGGCATCATGATTAAAGAATCGGCTGGTATTACTTCGCACACAAAAGGCGGTGGTACTTCTTACGTTACCAACGGCATTCAAGCTGCTAATGCAACTGACGTTGTATTAAAAACAGGTAGCGGCACAGTGTTAGCCGGTGACATCGTGACATTTGCAGGCGATACAAACAACAAGTATGTTGTTAATGCTGGCATCACAGCTCCCGGAACAATCACGTTAGGCGCACCTGGATTAAAAGTGGCTATTGCTGATGCAAACGCTTTAACTATTGGCGATTCTTACACACCAAGCGTTGCGTTCCACAAATCAGCAGTTGAGTTAGGTATGCGCCCACCTGCAATGCCTAATGGTGGTGACAGTGCTGTTGACGTTATGACAGTGCAAGACCCAAACAGTGGTTTAGTGTTTGAAATTGCAGTTTATAAAGGTTATATGAAAACCATGCTTGAAGTGCGCTGCTTATACGGCACTAAAGTCTGGAAACCAAATCACGTTGCTACGTTGCTTGGTTAATTTTTTTAGGGGTTCGCGTTCGTTCCTGTTCGCGTTCCCCGCCTTTATAATGGCGGAAATATGAAGCATTACGTTTGCAAAATAGCAGTTAAACCAACCACGTTAACGGCTGAAACGGTTTATCAAGCATTTATCAACACTGACGATACCTCATTACGCATTACTAAAATGCACATTCAACTTGATAGTGCAGATGCAAATGGAAATGGAAATTCGGTTTATGCGTTTGCTAGAATTAAAGGCACACCAACAAACGGCACAACATTAACCGCAACAAAATATGATAATCAAAATGAGCCTAGCAAAATGCTATGCTTACGCAATCAAGCGGGTTTAAATATGACAGGCGTTACACAAGAGCCTTATTTTATGGAACGCTCGGTTATATCTAAATCTACTGGCAGTGCATCAACAATTGATTTTAATGGTAATAATGAAGGTTTTATTTTGGCTAAAAATGAAGGTTTAATTATTTTTGCTGATGAAGATGTTATTTCAGGAAGTGGAGTTTATGGCATGCTTGAGTGGATGGAGGATTAAATGGCTTTAATCGTTGAAGATGGCACTGGACTAGCAAACGCTGAAAGTTATGTGTCTGTTGCAGACGCAACTACTTACCATACAAATTATGGCAACACTGCATGGGCAGCAATTACTAGCGACACGACAAAAGAGCAACTACTACGCAAAGCCACAGATTACATGGTGGCGCAGTATCGTTTGCAATATGCTGGTTATCGTAGATATTCAACACAGTCGCTAGACTGGCCGCGCTTATACGTTCCACTCATTGATTCATTATCAGCAAATGTATTTCCACAATATGTGGATTTTGACATTGTGCCAGTAACAGTTAAAAACGCTTGCTCAGAATTAGCATTGAAAGCCTATACAGCGATATTGATGCAAGATTTAACACAAGGCGTTATTCGTGAAAAAGTAGACGTTATCGAAGTTGAGTATGATAAGTTTTCACCACAACAAACACGCTATGAACAAATTGACGCAATGCTATCTGTTTTCTTTAAGCAGCAAGGCAATGATATGTCGCGCTCGTTGGTGAGAACATGACACTCGATACACGCGCCCGCGCTACAGCAGATAAATTGTTAGATAAGTTTGGCAAATCAATCACGCTAACGTCAATTGTCGAGGGAAGTTATGACCCTGCAACGGGTGATATGGGAGCAGGCACAACAACAAGCACCACGCACACGGCAATAATTAAAGATTATAACGGCATTGATTTCATTAGTGGTGTTGTGCAAGCAGGCGATAGAAAAGTAATGATTGCAGCGTTAGACGCACCAACGCCACAGCCAGCAGATAAAGTAACAATTAACAGTGAAGTTTATCAAGTGATCGCGGTTCGTTATGTTTGGTCGGGTGAATTACCCGCGCTTTATGAATTGCAGGTGAGAAAATGACAGGCTCAATGTCTCATATTGTTGGACGCATTAACGGGCGCATTGATAATAAAATCAGAGCCGCAACCAGCGAAGTTTTTTCTAATATTATTCAAATGACACCGGTTGATACTGGACGCGCTCGTGGTAATTGGCAATGTACAATAGGCGCGCCTTTTATGGGTGAAGATGATAGCGGTAGTGTAATGAAAGCAAATAGCGTTATCCCACGCAGAGCAGGCAGTGTTGTTTACTTAACCAATAACGTGCCATACATTAGAGCATTAGAATATGATTTTCATAGTAGGCAAGCACCGGCAGGTATGGTTCGCGTATCTGTTGCATTATTTGAAGGGGTTTTAAATGGCTCTAGTTGAAATCAGAACAGCGTTAGAAACTAAACTGAACGCGCTTACGCCTACACTTGCAACGGCATGGGAAAGTGTACCGTTTACGCCCGTAGTGGGTACAGCCTATCAGCAAGTTAATTTAATGATTGCAGACACGTTAAATCCTACACTAGGCGGCACACATTATCGCGTTAAAGGATTTATGCAGGTTTTATTATGTTATCCACCTAACGCAGGCGCAAAAACAGCAGCAACCCGCGCTGATTTACTTGTTAATCATTTTAAACGCGGCACAAGTTTAACAAGTGGCGGGATTACTGTTATTATTGACAAGACACCATCAATTGCACCGGCATTGATTGACGGGGTGCTTTATAAAATTCCGGTATCAATTTATTTTTCAGCAGATATTTACTCTTAAGAGGTTACAAAATGACAATTGCTCAAGGCGTTAAAAAAGTCGTATCGTACAAAAAACAAACTGGTTTAGGTTCTCCAGCGTCAGGCAGTGGTGGTCAAGAATTAAGACGTGTGACCAGCACAATCAATTTAACAAAAGATACTTATCAATCAAACGAGATTCGCTCAGATCAACAAATTGCTGATTTTAGACACGGCTCAAAACAAGTAACGGGTACATTAAGTGCAGAATTATCGGCTGGCACTTACAAAGATTTTTTACAGTCTGTATTGCGTAAAGACTTTGTGGCTATTTCTTCATTGACAGCAGCGGCTGTGACTATTGTTGCATCAACTGGTGTGATTACATTTCAAACAGGAAATCCATTAACAGGCGGTATTAAAATTGGTAATGTGGTTCGTATTACAGTCGGTAGCGTTAACGCGGCTAACTTAAATAAAAATTTGTTGGTGACTGCTGTAACAGCAACAACATTAACCGTTAAAACTTTAAACGGTAGCGCACTGGCTGATAATGCAACGTCAGTTACTGGCGTAACAATTGCTATTCCAGGAAAATATACTTATGTGCCAGAAACTGCACAAACACAAGATTATTATACTGTTGAGCATTGGTTCTCAGATGTAGCGCAATCAGAGGTTTACCAAGACGTTGTTCAAACTAATGCACAAGTTAAAATCCCTGCAAACGGTATGGCAACTATTGATTTTCCGTTGGTTGGTTTAAACGTATCAACCGGTACATCACAAGTGTTAACCTCACCTACTGCAATCACAACAGGTGGTGTTACTGCTGGCGTTAACGGTTTGTTATTAGTTGCAGGCTCACCTGTTGCAATCGTTACTTCAATTGATTTTGATGTTAACGGTAATGTTGCAGTTGCGGACGCGGTGGTTGGTTCATTAACACGCCCAGACGTATTTCAAGGCACAGTTGGCGCAACAGGTACATTTAGTGCTTACTTTACCGATGCAACATTCAGAGATTATTTTATCAATGAAACCGAAGTATCAATCGTAGTTGCGTTGACAACAGATAGCACTGCAACAGCAGACTTTGTTGTGTTCACGATGTCACGCGTTAAAGTTGGTGGTGCTGATGTTACTGATGGTGCGTCTGGTTTAACTCGCACATTCCCATTCACTGCGTTGAAAAACACAGCTGGTGGTGCAGAATTAGCTAATTTAGCGACAACAATCATGGTTCAAGATTCACTCGCTTAAAAATAGTGCTACAATTACCCACGCTTGTAATTTTGCAGGCGTGGGTATTTTTTTATAAATCAACAGGAACATACGAACATGAACAAAGAAAATAAAGGGCTATCATTAGCGGATTTGGATTTAGTTAGTGCGTCAGAAAACGCTTACGAGTTTGAATATCTAAGACCAGACGGCAGTGACACAGGTGTTTTTGTAACTGTACTAGGCGCACAAGCACCTAAAGTACAGGACTGGGTTCGCAAAACGCTTAACAGAAGAAAATCACAAGACCAATTAGCGGCAAAACGCGGCAAAGAAATTGAACGCACAATCGAAGATGATGAGCAATTTGGTATTGATGCAGCAGCAATTCGTGTTGTTGGTTGGCGCGGTATTACTGAACCATACTCACATGAGAACGCTTTAATCTTGATGGAGCGTAACAGCGAATTGCGCGAACAAGTATTTGAGGCAAGTAATAACTTGGGAAACTTCACCAAAGCCTAATAGACGATCTAGTTACGTTTGGCAAACGTGAGTTTGAACTCAGCAAAACAAACGATAACGGGTCAAGTTTACGCGATGAAGCTCAAGCTATTGTTGCAATGGGGCATGAGATACCAGACGATTATAAGTCGCTACCTATGCCAGAAAATTACAGACATTGCTGGTCGTGGTTTGGTGAATTAAGCCGCACACGTTCCAGCAATGGATTTGGTCAAAATCCAATTAGTTACAGCGAAATTGACGCTTGGTCACGATTGACCAATATTGAATTAACACCATTAGAAGTAAGTGCTATTATGCGCCTTGATAGTGCTTACTTAACAATCCAAGCCGAGCAAATTGCACAACGGAGCAAGAAAAAATGACAACAGATACCTATTCCATTCAAGTCGCAGTCGATTCGACCAGTGCAGTAACAGCCACGCGCAATTTAACTGCAATGGAGCAAGCAACAGGGCGAAGTGAACGCGCTTTGAGTAGTTTAGGTAGTGTTGCAAAAATAGCAGGTTCAGCATTAGCTGGAATTAGCGTTGCGTCATTGGCTAAAGATATTTTAAAAACAAACATGGAGTTTGAATCACTGCGAACCAGTTTAGAAACGGTTACAGGTAGTGCTAAAAATGCAAAAATTGCTTTTGAAGGAATACAACAATTTGCAGCAAAAACACCATATTCAGTTAAAGAAGTAACTGACGCTTTTATTAAAATGAAAGCGTTAGGATTATCGCCATCTGAAAAAGCGTTAACATCGTATGGAAATACTGCAAGCGCAATGGGTAAATCATTAAAACAAATGGTTGAAGCCGTAGCAGATGCAGCAACTGGTGAATTTGAAAGATTAAAAGAATTTGGCATTAAAGCAAGTAAACAAGGCGATGATATTAAATTTACTTTTAAAGGCGTTGAAACAAAAGTTAAAGATAGCTCAACAGCTATTACTGCTTATTTACAAAAATTAGGCGATACTGATTTTGCTGGTGGCATGGAACGTCAAGGGCAAACAATGAAAGGCACGTTAAGCTCCCTCAGTGATGCGTGGGATAATTTTATTGACCATATTTTAAGCGATAAAAGTGGCGGTGCTATTTCACGATGGATTTCGAGTGCAACAAGCGCATTGGGAAAATTTGACGTGTGGTTAAATGGTGCAACTACTTCAATTGGAAAATTACAAGAATTACAATTAGAGCAAAATAGATTACAAGCATCAATTAACGCGCATAATCAAAATGGCGTAATTGGAAGTTTGATTGATGATTTATCTGGTTTTGATGCAAGTGGTAAACAAGCAAAATTAGCAAAAAACATTGAAGAACAAAAAAGATTACGCAAAGAATTAGAAGGTGAACAAAAAGCGTTAGCTGAAATAACCAAAGCCGCACCAGTTAGCAAAATTGATGAGCCAGACAAAAAAGCAATAGCCGAAGCTAAACGTGCGCAAGCAAAAGCAGACGCTGAAGCTAAACGCGCACAAGTACAGGCAACAAAAGAATTAGCACTTGCTGAAAAAGATTTTACTGAACAAATCAATATGCAAGTAGCAGCCGCAGAAAACGCAGGAAAATTATTTGCAGCACAGCAACAAACTAAATTGGCTGCGATTGAAGCAGAAAAGCAATCCATTATTGATAAAGCATCAATTGAGTATCAACACGCAACCAGCTATGCAGACAAAGCGCGTATTTTAAATGAATCGCAAAATTCGACCAA